TCACGCTGACCGCTGGGCAAATTCACTTCACGGCGGGAGGCTGACGTGGCGGGCACCGATCAGGCCTGTAGCAGCGAGCTGAACCGGCAGATTCAGGGGTTGCAAGCGCGGCTCAGTCAGGCGGAGAACAACATCACCGCTCACTACAAAGGCATTTCTATGCTGGTGGCCGCGCTGGCGGAGACACCCGCCGAGGCAGCCGCGGCGGTGATGATGCCGTTTTACAACGGCCTGGAGGCCGGGTTCGCGCTGGTGCAAAAGCTGGTCGAGTCGCTGGACCCGAAAGTGTTCAAGACGCTGATGATGGAGATGGCGCTGGGTTTGGTGGACGGCATGGCGGCCGAGCTTGAGGCGCTGATCGGCTCCGTGGTGGCGTCTCTAAACGCACTGATTGACGGGTTGAACGCGGCGATTGCCGGGCTCAATGGCCAAATCGCTGCGATCAATGCGGCCATTGGCGCGGGCGGGCTGACACCGGAGCAGTTGGCGGCGTTGACGGCGGAGAAATCCGGGCTGTTGTCGGACCTGGCCGACTATATGGAGCGGCTGGCCAAAGCTGAGGATATGGTCGCTACCGCGCCCAGTTTGCTGGGGGCGCAGAAGAACGCGGCTTCGTGCCGCACGGTTTCCCTGTTGCTGTCGGCGGCGGAATGAGCCACTCCTTACAGATCAAGTTCGGTGATCAGTCGCGCGCCGTTACCGGCTGGGCGCAGTGCGACCTGGCGTTCGAGGGGCACAACCTGGAAACGACCGTCATCGCATCGTTGTTCACCTGGCGCCGCGCGCGTGAGGATGATCGGAGCGATGACGTGTGGGGCTGGTGGGGCGCCGATTTCGGCAGCCGACTGTATCTGCTGCAGCGGCGCGAGATCACCGGCAGTCTGGCGCGGTTAGCGCGTGGCTACATCGAGGAGGCGCTGCAATGGATGGTCGATAGCGGCATCGTGTCTTCGATTGCGGTGCGGACGCAGCTAAACAGCCGAACCGGTCATCTGTATGCAGAGATCGGGCTGGCGCGCGATGAGCAAGACGCGCTGCGCCTGGTGTACCAGAACCTTTTTGACTACCTGCGCTGATGTCGCTCTCCGGATTCAACCGCCCAACCCTGCCCGATCTGATCGATCAAGTCGAGTCGGATATTGCGGCCGCGCTGCCGCAGATCGATACGACGCTGCCGGGTACACCGTTATGGGCGCTGGGTAAAACCCTGGCCGCGGCGTTGCATCAACTGTATGGGTATCTCGATTGGGTGGCGGATCAGACCAACGCGCTCTATGCCGCCGATGAGGCGCTGGATGGATTCGGCGTGATCTGGGACGTGGTGCGCAAGCAGTCGACGGCCGCCGCCGGCACGGTGACGGTCACCGGCACCAATGGCGCGGTGGTCCCGGTCGATACTGAGTTTCGGATTGCCGAATCGGGGCTGTCCTATGTCGCCACGGCATCGGCCACCATAGCATCGGGCGCGGCGACCGTTGAGGTCGAGTGCGCGGAGTTCGGCGAGCGCGGCAATCTCGACGCGGGCACCGAGTTGGGCCTAGTGTCACCGCTGGCCGGGGTTGCAACTCGCGCCACGGTGGTAGCCATGGTTGGCGGGTCGGACCTGGAAAACAACACCGCCTACCGGCAACGCATCCTGGCGCGTATTCATCAGGCGCCGCATAGCGGGGCGGCCGATGACTATGTGCAGTGGGCGCTGGCGGTCCCCGGGGTTACACGCGCCTGGTGCTACCCGAGCGAGGACGACCCCGGCGTGGTCGTCGTGCGGTTCATGATGGATGAAGCCTATCCAGACGATGGGATACCCGAGCAGGCCGACGTCAACACGGTGGCGGCCTACATCGAGCCGCGCCGGCCGGTGACTGCTGAGGTGTTTGTCTACGCGCCGTCTGCGGCCGCGATTGATGTGACGATCACCGGGCTGGCGCCAAACAACGCCGAGACGCGCGCGGCCGTACGCGCCGAGTTACGCGAAATGGTCAAGCGCGCTGCGATCCCGGGCGGCACCTTGTATCAGTCCCAGTTCTGGGACGCGATTTCGCAGGCGACGGGTGTCGAGCATTTTAGCCTGACGACGCCGGCGGCCAATGTGACCGCCGCGACTGGCGTGATCCATGTACTGGGCACGGTGACCTTCGCATGAGGCGCGATTACCTCGGCATGCTAACCAATCTGGCGCCGCCCGGTCCGGCCTGGACCGTCGACGTGCGCCGCAGCGCGCGCGGCCGGGTCTCCGGCAACAACTGGGCGCTGTTGCTGGACGCCGTCGGGAAATCACTGCAGCGGTTAGACGACCGCTGCGATGCGCTGATCCGCGAGGCGAATCCGCGCACTGCTCGGCAGATGCTGCCGGGGCGATACGACGAGGCCTCGCTGCCGTTCGGCTGTCTGGATCGCGCGACTAACCCGGATCAGATGCGCGCCGAGGTGCTGTATGCATGGGCCGCCATGGGCGGCGCCACTCCGGCCTATTTCGTTTACCTGCTCAGCAAGCTAGACATTCCGTTCCGTATCCGCGAGTTCCGGCGACCGCGCGCGGACGAGATGAGGGTCGAGGAGACGCCGCTGTACGGTGACGAGTGGTGCCACTGGTGGCAAGTCACGGCGGTTGATCAGAGCTATCGGCATTTCAAGACGGGCAATAGCACGGCCGGCGAGCCGCTGCAGGAGTGGGGTGTCAACGCCATCGTCTGCCTGATCAATACGCTGAAGCCAGCGCACACTCGGGTGCTATTCCGTTTTGTCGTGGACGAAACGGAGTTGGACTTTAACGGGGACGATTACGGGGTGGAGGGTCTGCTGTACGACAACTACGGCAATCTGCTACTGCACGAAGATTACACGCCGATGTACTGGAAGGTCTGATGCAACTGATCCAACACACGACTGCGTCGCCGACTAAACCGGACTATGTCTCGACCGGTCAGGTCGGGTGGTTCCGCGAAGGGGAAGCCGGCGGCGACTCGCCCACCTATGTGACCGCGGATTGGGCGAACCTGATGCAAGGCGAGATCGTGTCGGTGATCGATGCCGCCGCGATCGAGCTGGACTCGGAGGATGACACGCAGCTATTGCAGGCGATCACCGCGCTGATCGATGCGCGACTTGCCGCGCTGGCGTTGTTTCCGATCGGATCGATCATGATGCGGGCGGTCAATAACGCTCCGGCCGGCTGGCTGATGTGCGACGGTGCTGCGTTGGGCCGGGTGCCCTATGCCGCCTTGTTTGCTGCGATCGGCACCACATTCGGCGCGGGCGATGGGCTGGAAACGTTCAATTTGCCGGATCTGCGCAATGTGTTCATCCGCGCGCACGATGCCCGCACCGGCCGGCTGTTCGGGTCAGCGCAGGCGGATGGCGTAAAACTGCCGGCGCTCAGCGCGACCGTATCGCAGTCCGGCGCCTACACCGGCGTGCTGACCACCACGACGGCGACCCTGACGCACGGCACGGTCACGGTAGCGACCGCCGGTGCGGTAGGCGGGCAAGCGCTGACACTGCAGATCTCGCCGCATTATCATGCGTTCACGACGGATCTAGGGGGCGCGCATACCCATACCTCACATTACGATAAAAAACCCAACGTGCCCGGGACAGGCGGCGAAGAGGTGATGAAATCGCCGGGGAGCAACTGGCCGTTTTCGTTCTCCGCCCCGGCACACGTACACGATGGCTACACTGATGCGGTGACCGCGACCGGCCAGGTATGGGTGCCGGCGATTCCCTCGCATGCCCACACGGCGAGCGTGCCGGCGCATGACCCGCATAGCCATCAAGTGTCGCTGACGCTGCCGAATCACGCGCACGCCGTGGCGGTGACGGGTGACGATGACGATGAAACCCGGCCGGCGAACATTACGCTGGCCTTTATGATTCGGGCGGTATAACGATGCAGCGCGTTTGTCACCCATCTGCAGCCACCGCGCTGCCCACTCCAGCACCGGCCGGCACGCCGGGGTATTTCGGTCGAGGCAACCCGCTCAACGGTGGGCCCGCGACGGTCGTGACGGCGGATTTTCTCAACGGTGTAGCCGAGGAGATGATCGGCGTGATCGAGTCGGCCGGGATGGAGCCGGACATCGCCGACAACACGCAACTGCTCCAGTCGATGCTGACGTTGAGTACGCGCACGAATCGGGTGCTGAATGGCCAGATGCACACCTGGCTAGTGACCAGCATCGCCGCCGGGACGACGGGCGTGAACTACGTCCCGGCCCAGTGGCGAGTCAGTTCGGTTGGCACGACCTATTCGGTGGCGCGCGGCGTGTTTGCGGAGGGGCAATCGAGCGTGCCGGGATCTCCTCAGTATTACCTGACTGTTGCCGCGAGTTCGGTTACGGGCGGCGGCAATTACTGTCGGATATCACAGCCTATTGAAGATGTGCGTGTCTACAGCGGACGGTCGGTAGCCGTATCGTTTTGGGCGCGTGCGGAAGTGTCCGGAACACCGGTAACTGTAGCGTTCGAGCAATATTTTGGCGCTTCAGGAAGCGCTGCAGTATCTGGAATTGGCCGCACGAAGTTGACGCTAACAGACACATGGCAGCGTTATCAAGTGGCCGCGGATATCAATAGCGCCGCGGGCAAGACTATCGGCATATCGTATGGCACCTGCCTTGATATGCAGATATGGATCGACGCGGGCAGTGACTATAGTGCCGTGACTGATGCACTGGGTCAGGGGTCACGGACAATCCATATGACCAACGCAACGATGGTCATCGGCCACGTAGCGATTGACGTCGATAGTAAGACAGACCGGATGGAGGTGCTCGACCTGGCCCGGTATTACATTGCCCCAGGCGCCGCCGCGGCGTCTACGCCTAGTGGTGGTGGTCTATGGTGCGCTCAAACGGTCCCGGCCGGATCGTTGCAATATTTCCCAACGGTAAGGTTCCGACAAATCATGCGCGTCCTGCCTACAGTCACAATAATAAACCCCGTGGCCAGCGGCGGTCAGGCATATAACGTCACGCGCACCGCCGCGTGCAGCGGTACCGTCCTTGAGCTAGTGGCGCGAGACGGGTTCGTGGCATCGGCGATCACCCCTGCTGGAAGCGCCGTTGGAGATCTGATCGGTTTTCACTGGGCAGCAGACGCGAGGTTTTGACGATGGCTGACTATGTCAGACACGGTGCTTGTATTCGGCGACTAACCGATGGCGCGCTGATACCGGTCGATGAAGACAACGCCGATTATCGGATCTACCTGCGCGCGGCGCAGGTAGATCCGGCCGCCGCGGTAGATCACGCCGATTGGGTGGCGCTCGAAGAGTTGCGGTTGCACGCGCGCAGCGTGATCGATGCCGAGGCGGAAACGGCGCGACTGCGCTACGTGACGCCGGGCGCGGGCCAGGCGATGACCTATCAGGACAAGCGCGCGCAAGCGCTGGCGTACGTCGCGGCCGGTGAGCCAGAAGATTTGACGCCATATCCTTTCCTCGCAGCCGAGGCATCGGCGCTGGGCGTGACGGCCTCGGCTGCCGCGACGGCGATCCTAGACACGTCTGCGCTGTGGGCCGTGGTCGGTGCGCAGATTGAAGGTATCCGGATGGGCGGCAAACGCGCCGCGACCGAAGCCGCATCGCGCGCGGCAGTCATGGCCGCGCAACAGTCGGCCGTTGAGTCACTGAGGGCGGTGTGATGGCAAAAATACGACTGGTCGACGGCATCGCGGCGGAAACGCGCAAGCAGTTGTTGACCGGGACCGAGGAGTCGCTGCTGCGCGACGGCGCAAATCAGGTCAAAACCAGAATCTCCGACATCGGCGACTATGTGGTCAATCGTGCCGGGGTAGTCGGCGCTGCACTGTTTGCGGCGGAGAATTCCGAGGAGGCGACGTCCGCCATACCGGACCTGGCCGCGGCCACGGCGCTGGTGGCGTCAGTGGGTGCCGCCGATGGGGTGTGCGAGCTGGACGAGGATGCGCTGGTGCCGGACGCAAGAATTCCGACTAACCTGGCCGCATATCAACCGTCTGATGCGTATTTATCGGAAGTA